TTTTTTAAGATTTGTACGCATTTTTTTTTCTTCGGCATACTGTGAAATCACAAACCATTTATGCAGTCCCATTTCATACGCAATATTTCCTATTGTCTCGTTTTTAACGATTGAAATCTTTTTTTCAGTCATAAATCCTTCGTTTTCATTTGGAAAACGCCTATACAAATAAAATTTTGTTACTAATTCCAAGACACCGTCTCCCAAAAACTCCAAGCGTTCATTTGATTTACTGCTTAAAGGAATACAACCATTGTTTGGAGCTAATACTTGGTTTTCGGATAAAGCCATTTTGGTGTAAGATTTGTGGATAAATGCTCGCCTAAAAAGAGTCATGTTATTAATTCTAGGAGCAATTCCGTATTTTTTAAGAATAGATTGAACCTCATTCAATGTAATCTCAATGTTTAAAGGATTAAAGGGGTTGTGTTCTTCCATTTTTATTATATAATAAATTATTTTTAAATTAAAATATTTCTTTATATTATAATGGTTCTTTACAGTGCTGGAAAAATGGCAAGAGGAGCTGCAAAAATTACAAATAGACCAACTTGTGGAGGGGATAAAAAGGGGGGTCTTGCACCAACTGTTGGATGGTTTAACGGCATGACGACTAAACCCGCAATTAATGCAACAAATACTATGTTTGGGCTTATATGTGTAGGAAATTTTTCTAATCCATCTCAAAATGCTGCAAGAAGAGCAAGAATAGGTATGATGGGACTTTAATGACCGTATCTCATAACTGTATAGTCGTTATAGAATCCGCTATCTATTAAACTTTGAGTATACTCATCACCGCCCCAATTGGGGTCTTCGGGGTTCGGACTCTTATCTTTTGTCCATTGGATTTCATCCATTAAATCCAATGGAGTTTTTTCACCAACATCTTGATTCATTGGATCAAATGCTGGATACGAATTGATATTATAGGGTTTATTACTTTGAGTCGCGTCCACAAGTAATTCTGTTTCTTTCATCATGTCTAAATAAGTATTTATGTCAATGTTTTTATTCATACTTGGCATAATAGTTGGAGCACCTCCTTGCAAATCGGTTGGGGAAGGACGAATCTTATATTCTCTTTCTCCTTGAGTATTATAGGATTGCTGTAAGAATAGTATAGGACAATGATTGCCACGCATGCGTTCTCTTTCAATGAAACCAGTATATTCTTCTAAATTGCTAAAAACGATAGGGTTTGATCCTTGTTGATAAGGTTTATCTTTGTTAAAAAGATAATATGAACTATCTTTTTCTAATAACATATTCGGACAATCTTGAGTATAGGGAAGATCCATTTGATTTGATTTGTCTGTTAAAGATTCCCTAAATGACGGCTTTATATAATAAAGAATTCCTAAGACAAAACTGAAAAACAAAAACACCCAAATGATATCCATATAATATACTTTTATTTTCATGCGTTATATTATGCCAGATATATCAAAATTACTAAATGGTGATTCGGTTGTTTTGGACAAACAACTTATAGAAGTAACACCAGAAAATTTTTCCAATTTAAAAAAAATGATTCATAATGGGAAAACGTGTTATTTACTTCTTTATGCCAATGAATGCGGACACTGTAAAGTTTTCAAACCAGTATGGAAAGAATTATCGGATGAAATGAAAAACGAACTTGCTATGATAAATGCAGTGATTGCTCAAATTGAACTGTCTAACATTAAAAAAATAGATGATAAATACGTTAAGAATGTCTTGGGATATCCTACTATTCGTAAAATTACAAAACATGAATTGTCGGATTTTAAAAAAGGACGGAATAAGGATGATTTAAAAAAATGGATGAGAGAGGGTAAACAAAAAGGAGGACGAACTCGGAACCGTCGAAGAAAGCGTGTGCGTAAAACGAGGAAAGTTTATAGAAAAACGCCTTATTTTAATTTTTACAAAAAGTATTAAGTGGCACTATCTCTATAAAAAATATTAATGAAATAATTAAATTCCAAATATAAATTAAAAAACACGGTATACGTTCTAAAAATCCAAACAAGGTATAGTTTGGGTAAGCTGGGCTATACTGTTGGGGACTGTTTCGAAAACACACAGAAGAGCTTCTCTTAATACAATCAACCAATTTTGGTGTTTTATTCGATTTCATATATTACGATAATATTTTTGAGTTTACTTTTTCTTTCGACCTCCGCTTATACGAATATCATCCGCTGAGGTTCTTTGAGTTGTTTGAGTCGTTCGAGTAAAAAAACTTTTTAAACTGGTAAAAATTGTCTTAAAAAATATATATATCCAACAAAATGGTAAAAGAATAACAGTAAAAAATTGTGTTATAGCATCATCTAAATTTTCCATATATTATGGATTTATAAGAATTATTTTACAATAAATTTTTAAAAATACTCCCAATTATAATATAATTATTAAGTATGTCAAACGCTACTGGTGATAGTATACTTAAACAATTTTTTTGTTATATTAGGCAATTAATTGAAAATAATACTAGAATTGAAAATTTGCCGTATAAAGATTATTGTTTATCGGATAAAAGTCCAAGATTAAAATCATCAGTTAAACTTACTCCTAAATCACTCTCGCATAGAAGTACAACATCGAATAAAAGTCCAAAATTAGAATCATCAGTTAAACTTACTCCTAATTCACTCTCGCATAGAAGTACAACATCGGATAAAATTCCAAGCTTAAAATCATCAGTTAAACTTACTCCCAATTCACCTTCACATAAAAATCCAAAATTTTCATTCAAAAACACACAATTAATTTCGCGCAAAAAACAACCCAAAGTATATCATTCATCGCGTAAAAATTTTAAAAATGTTAAAAATTATAAACAAAAATCGTATAGGGTAAAATCTAAAACATTTCATAAAAAACGCCATGTAATTTCAGAAGTGAACGAGGCTGTCGAAGATGATAAAAAAATTGGTGAACCAAAACCATCAAACCCACTTTCAATGAGAATGGGTCACACTAGTATTAAATATCGAGAACCACAAAAATTTATTAATAGTTCTTCGTCCAATGATAAGACATGGATAAAAATGGATAACCAAAAATAAATTGAATTAAAAATACGCCACCTATTACTATAAAACAATGTTCAAACTTTTTGACTTTCATGTTTACAATGAATCCGAAGAATCCGAAGAAAGACGCGACAATTCAACCTTTCGTATGCAAATGTTTGGCATCAATGAACAGCGCGAAACATGTTCTATTTTTGTAGAAGATTTTAATCCATTCTTTTATATAAAAGTGGATGATTCGTGGACGACGCGAACAAAACAAATGTTTGTAGACCACGTTAAATCATCAGTCGGAGAATATTATGCCGACTCCTTTTGCGATTGCGAATTCGTAGATCACAAAAAACTCTATGGATTTGATGGAGGCCGAACACATCCTTTTATCAAATTTGTGTTTACAAATACCATTCTTTTCAATAAAGTCAAGAATTTGTGGTATACAAAAGAAAAGAGGGGTATGGATGGAGAAATTATCAAAGATGATCGTGGATTTTCTGTGCGCAATCTTTTGCCAAATGGTTATCTCTTTCAAGGAAAACCAACCTATTTGTACGAAGCTAACATACCACCTCTTTTACGATATTTTCATATTCAAAATATTAGTCCATCTGGGTGGATCGAAATTCCAATAAAATATCGTCGTCCAAATCACCATGTTCAAAAAACAACGTGCACTTACGAATTTTATATCCCCCATAACAAAATTATTCCTTTACCAGACAAAGATACCATGGTATCCTATAAGATATGCAGTTTTGATATAGAAGCCAGTTCTTCACACGGAGATTTTCCTTTACCCATGAAAACTTACAAAAAATTGGCCATTAATATAGTAACCTATTTTTCAAAACATGTTATACCGAAACAAGATATCCCAAGTGTTCTACGCGAACTTGTCCTCACCGCATTTCGTCGAGAATTGAGGCTTGTTGACGAGATGGAAGAAGTTTTTCCGTCCGAAGAAGTCGGTGATCTCGACGCCACGATTGACCAATGGTTATCAACACCATTGAATCATTACCATAAAACAAGCGCACTCATAAATCTCTCACTTATGGAACAAGTAGACGACGAACCAGAAGAAGAAACATGGTTCAAACCACAAAAACAGACGAGCAACACCGTCGTCGAATTGATCATGGATAAAGAATATGATAGAGATGCAAAAATCAATACACTTGTATTGACGTTTGACGGAAATGTCAAGAAAGAAGGCAAAATGCGGCGCAGCCCATTTCCCAGACTCGAAGGAGATAAAGTTACCTTTATTGGAAGCACCTTTACTTATTTTGGAGAAAGTGATCCCTATTTAAATCATTGCATTGCATTGAATGATTGTGATGAATTGGTTGGAATGCAAATAGAGTCCTATTCTACCGAGAGAGATGTTTTATTGGCTTGGAAAGATTTGATTAAGCGCGAAGACCCAGATATCATCATAGGTTACAACATTTTTGGTTTTGATTACATGTTTATGTTTGAACGAGCAAAACAATGCGGATGCGAAGAAGAATTTTTGGACATGTCGAGAAACATTGGCGAATGTTGCGGAAATAGACAGTCTGGTGAATTACATATTGAAGAATCAAACATCAAAATTGCAAGCGGGACACATGAACTGCGTTATATAAAAATGACTGGTCGCATTCAAATAGATTTGTACAATTATTTTCGTCGCGAAGAGAATTTGGCCTCGTATAAATTAGATTATGTCTCTGGCTATTTTATCGGGGACTACATTACGGGTCACGAATTTATAGAATACGAAGAAGATGGAGTCATCACGGATGTGACACGCGTGTATACAAACAACATGGCTGGAATTGCGTTGCACAGTTTTATTCATTTTGAGGAGATAACTTATACCACAGAGTATTACGCAGATGGCGCAAAATTTAAGATTCTGGACTTAGACAAGACAGAAAAATGGTTAGATGTAGAAGGATGTTTAACGTTTGATATGCGTAAGAAAATTCGATGGTGTTTGGCAAAAGACGACGTAACTCCTCAAGATATCTTCAGAATGACAAATGGTCCAGACTCGAACAGTTCTACTCGCGGCATTATTGCGAAATACTGTATTCAAGATTGCAACTTGGTACAACAATTATTTAACAAAGTAGACCTACTCACTGGATTTATTGAGATGGCAAAAATATGCAGTATTCCAATCAACTTTATTATTATGAGAGGCCAAGGGATCAAATTGTTAAGTTATGTAGCCAAAAAATGCCGAGAAAAAAATACATTGATGCCCGTGGTTGAAAAAGGAAGCATGAATGATGGTTATGAAGGAGCGATTGTTCTGGAACCCAAATGCTCTCTTTATTTGGATAATCCAGTCGCATGTGTCGACTATGCATCTTTGTATCCATCGTCTATGATCAGTGAAGAATTGTCGCACGATAGTAAAGTATGGGCCAAGATTTATAATTTGAATGGTGTATTAATCGGTGAAGAAGGCGAAAAAGAAGGGGGTGTGTTCAAATACGACAATTTATCTGGTTATAAATATGTTGACATCACATATGACACATATGTTTATGTACGCAAAACACCTAGCTCCGCAGCAGAAAAGGTAAAATCTGGATACAAAGTTTGCAGATTTGCTCAATTTCCAGAAGGGAGGGCCATCATGCCTTCCATCCTAGAGGAGCTTTTGCTTGCTCGCAAAACGACACGTAAATTGATCCCACAACAAACGGACGACTTTATGAAAAATGTCTTGGAAAAACGTCAACTAGCCTACAAAGTAACTGCAAATTCATTGTATGGTCAATGTGGTGCAAAAACGAGCGCGTTTTATGAACAAGACATTGCCGCCGCAACGACGGCCACTGGTAGACTTCTCTTGACATATGCCAAAACATTAATCGAAGGAGTTTATTCAAACAAGATTTGCGAAACATCTGAAGGGGTTGTGCGAACAAACGCCGAATACATTTACGGAGACACAGATTCGGTCTTTTTCACCTTTAATCTTACCACGATGGATGGTGAAAAAATACGCGGAAAACGTGCTCTCGCAATAACCATTGAACTAGCACAAGAGGCTGGCTCTCTCGCCTCAAAATTCTTAAAAGCTCCTCACGATTTAGAATATGAAAAAACATTCATGCCCTTTTGTTTGTTGTCAAAAAAGAGGTATGTTGGAATTTTATACGAACATGATGTAAACAAAGGAAAGCGCAAGGAGATGGGTATTGTATTGAAACGTCGCGACAATGCGCCCATTGTAAAAGACATTTATGGTGGTATTATTGACATTTTGATGAAAGAACAAAGTATAAGCATGGCGATTCGGTTCTTACGAAGTTCGTTGAAAAATATTGTGGATAAAAATTGTTCGATTGAAAAGCTCATCATCACAAAATCGCTCAACTCTTATTACAAGAATCCCCAACAAATTGCCCATAAAGTATTGGCGGATAGGATTGCTTCGAGAGATCCGGGCAATAAACCAAGCGTAGGTGATCGAATCCCCTTTGTCTATGTTCATCATCCAAATAAGAAAGCACTGCAAGGCGAAAAAATTGAAACACCTACTTTTATTCGAGCAAATAATCTACAGATTGACTACTCTTTTTACATTACCAATCAAATTATGAAACCAGTACAACAATTATTTGCGCTAGTTTTGGAAGATATTTGGAATGAAGAAAAGAAGATTTTGAAAATACGCCAGTTTCGAAAAGAATGTTCGGTTTTACGAAAAAGCCACGACGATGAAACGTATTATAAAAAATTGGAAGCATTAAAAAACAAGGAGGTGAAGGCCTTGTTGTTTGATGATTATTTGCGTGTTACAAACAATGCAAAAGACGGAATGAAGTCTTTGAAAGGATATTTTAAATAGATATGAATAAAAGAAGAATTTATATGAACTGCAATATTAATTAAATATTTTATTTAAATTAAAAATAATATTATAAATATTATGAAATCTTTAAAAAAAAACTTGAAGATGAAATCTTTAAAAAAAAACTTGAAGATGAAATCTTTAAAAAAACAATATGGTGGTTGGAAGTGGTTAAATGATTTTATTGAATGGTTAAAAAGAACCTTTAGGATAGGGTTAACAAAAAAAAAAGAAGATGAACTTAAACAAGTCATAAGTACTAACCCCAAACTTGTGCCGAAAATAGTAGAAGAGTTAGAAATTAGTAACTCGCCTAAAGAGACATTAAATGGCATTATAACTCTCGCACATTCGGATGCTTTCTCAATGAATAACCCCGAACTTGTGACGGAAATAGTAGGAGAGTTACAAAATAATAACTCGCCAAAAGAGGCATTAAATGGCATTATACCTAGCAATTTCTTAATGAATACTACTTCAAACAAGGCAACAAAGAATGAAGCAAAAAGACTTAATCGCGAAACCGTTGCATGGTTGAATAAGATTCAAACTACATGGAGTGGTAACAAAGACTCCCCGTTTTTGTTTAATTATACTCTTGACAACAATGAAAAAAAAAGTAAAAAACTTGATAAAATAAAAAATATTACGTTTCTAGGCGCTGATGGAATTAAGGATGTATATATTCAGATCGATCATGATTTACGCAGATATCCAGATGATTACAAAATAATATATGGAGAAATTACGCCTCGTGATCCGGATAAGTTTGAAAAAACTGAAGCAAGCAAAATACTCGACCCCAAACTTTTACCATTTATTGATGAAAAATGCAAAGAGCGCGCTAATCTTATTTCCGAAAATACTATTAAAAGTTTGAGTAATATTATAACTACATGGAAAGATTCCCCCCAAATTAAGAAATGGTATTTTAAATACGAGAGAAATGGACCAAGAAGATCTTATATTAATGCGCATTATAATAGTATAAAAAATATTTATATAGATAAAGTTAACGATGATGGAACAATAACACTTGTTATTCTTGATGAAAAATACAAAGATTATAATAACAATTTTATAACTGGTGAAATCTTACCAGATTCTGATGAGTATTGGTGAAATATTTTAAAATGGGTAATTTCTCGTTTACCATTAATATATGAATAGGATTGAAAGAATTGCCATTATAATTCATTTTTTTGATGAAACGAAAACTTTAATATATTTTTTCACGACCCTAAGATGTTTTAATCCACTATACGGTTCCCATGTGTCATGTTCATCGCCGTAATTTAACCAACGAACCAAAAATTCGTGTTTACCATTTCTTATACGATGTCCGCATATGCGTTCAACCTCGAATTCTTCGTCATTCTCCTCGACATTGTCTACTATAAACCCATCTTGTTTATATCCACATACATATTTCACCACTTGACAATCTCTACAACATATATTTAAACTATTATTGTGTCTGTCGCGTTCCATAACTGAATAATCATAAAACTCTTTTTTTGGTTTCAATTCATCGCATTTTCTACATGTGCGCAGTTTATCATAAGATGTTCCCCACATTACTCCATATTTAAACATACGTTTGCCATTTGGCGAACGTATGTTTGTAGAATCTTCAATATGTTCCATTTTTACTCGTTTGTCGCGTAAATCCTCTAGATCTCTTGTGTAATGATGACCGTTAGTTCCAAACATTTTTTTAGAATTAAACCCTTTATATTTTTTTCAATTTTTACTTTAAAAAGGAAAATAGCCATGAAACTCCTCTCTTAATACTTGACAAGAAGGATTCTATCAATTCAAAATGATTTTCTAAATCATATGGATCATACATGTCTTCGCTATCGGAAAGATCTATATATTGATCATAATCAAACCGTATATGTCTTTTTGAAGTATTCAGTGGACTTTCTTCATCCACTAGTCCTTGTCTTATTAACTCTAAAAGAATAACATTTGAATGGCGTTTGTATTTTTGCGAAAGTTCATCAATAGATAATCTGTTTGTGTAATCTATTTTTAAATCCACTTGTTCGTTTAGAGACCATGGTTCAAAATCATTTACACACGATGAAATCATTGTTATTTTATTGTTGTATTATTTTTATATTTAGATTTGTAAATCATTTAACATATCATTTACACTACTTGACAATGCGTTTCCCAACATTCTCGACGCCATATTTGCAAATCGATTCAAAGTAGGTGTTTCTGGTTGGTTGAGATTATATCTACAATTAGGACAAGTTGTTTTTGTTTCAAACCATCGTGCTAAATGTTCTTTGTTAAAAATATGACCACAGTGGTTGATTATAGTAACTTCTTGTGTTGGACGAAATGCCTCTAAACTAATAGGACATGTTAAATTATTGGGAGTTTCGATTTCAGAAAATATTGTATTTTTTGTTTCGCGTAATATTATTTCTGGACTTAATTCTCTTGTTTCTTCTCGTCTAGGTAGATAAAAATAAAAAATAAGGTCTGAATCTGGATTTTCTGGAACATCCATTTCTGGGTTTTCATCCAATCTTTCATTCCTTTCATTCCGTTCATTCCTTATATTTCCATCATTTCTTGGGTTCCGTTCATTCCTTATATTTCCATCATTTCTTGGGTTCCTTTCATATAAATTACGTTGAATATTTTCACTAGTATTTCTATATATTGTTCTACGATTCGTATGTAAACCGTTAATTCTTCTTGTCAATTCCGCGCTTTCATTTTGCAATTTATCGACCAAAGATAATAATGAAGTTATGTGTGTATTTGTTATTTGGCGTTGTTCATATAAACGTTCTAATTCCTCTTCAAACATTTATAAATATAAATATAAATGTTTAAATACATATTTAAACAATGAATTTAACAAAATATCAAAATGCGGGATTGTCTGGATTATCTAATCTAGGAAACACTTGTTTTATAAATTCGTGTATTCAAATTTTGTTTCATAGTTATGAATTATGTGAATATTATGAAAATAATATAAAAGTTGACGATACGATAGAATCTTTATTAATAAAAGAACTGTTTGATCTTAAACAAGTTCTATGGAGTAAACATTGTGTTGTATCTCCTAAACGATTTATAAGTATTTTGCACGAAACTTCACAAAAAAAGAATGCAATGTTTTCTGATTTTCAACAAAATGATGCATCGGAATTTTTATTATTTATTTTTGAAAATATGCATTCTTGTTTCCCAAAATTTCATACTAAAATAGATATCGTTGAATCTAATGACATTCACACAGTATGTAAAAATCATATTGTGTCGTTGATGAATCGAGATGATTATTCTAAAATAAATAGTATATTTTATGGAATAAAAACAACGATTCTTACAATCGGAAAAAAACAAAGTATAATCCCAGAAATTTTTTCTATACTCCATCTTCCAATACCAGAAACAAAGGGTGTAACTTTGTTTAATTGCCTTGAGTTATATTTAAATGACGAAATATTAGGCGAAGATACTCTTAAAAAAACATTGATTTGTGGATTTCCTAACATTTTAATTATAACCTTTCAACGTTTTAAAATGACAAATACATTAAAAAAAAATCAAAGTATGATTCAGTATGACTTATTTTTAGATTTAACAAATTATGTATTGTCTCGCAAAAGACATACGTATGAATTGTATGGTGTAATCAATCATTTTGGGGGCATTCAAGGCGGGCACTATACAAGTTTTATTAAAAATGCAAATAAAAAATGGTATCATTATAACGATACTACTGTAAAAGAAGTTTCACCAAAAGAAATATGTTCTATTAACTCATATAGTCTTTTTTATAGAAGGATATAAACAAAAGTATAAACAAAAGTATAAACAAAAGTATAA